CCACTAATTGGTGAACCTTCTTCTGTATCATCTACATCAGTTTCATCAAAGTCTGCGCCGCCGCCTTCAAACTCGCCACCAGGAACACTTGCACCTACTGATTTAAGACCGTCTTGACCTTCAGGATCACCAGTGCCTTTTTCTTCTGCCCATAGTTTTTCGTTTTCCATGATTTCTTCATCAGATAGACCCAAGAAACGTTTCATTGCAAAACGTTTACTTACATACTCTGCACCTTCGATTGCAGTGAATACGTTCATCATTACTTGGTCAACTTCTGCTTGACGATACTTACCAAAGTTTTGTGGAGTATTGAATTTCAAATCAAATAAAGAACTTTCAATTACAACACCTCTGTGTTTCAAGAACATCTTAAATTCTCTATCTAAGTCTTCAACTACTAGTGCTTGTAATCTTTCACAGAATTTAGTAAATCTAAACTCTTGAATAAATGCAGTTCCTACACGACCATCATTGTAACCGTTACCATCGCTATCTAAACTACCTAGATAACTTGGCGGTACTCTAAGACCACGCATTAACTTATCATTGAAATATCTTAAGTCATCAATCTGTCCTAAGTTTTCACCACCTGGTAGTGTCTCAACTTTAGAACCACGACCTTCAGCCGTTTGTGCAAAGAAATAATCTTCCATAATAGATAGTGGGTTGTATGCACTATCTGTGATGTTTTGTCCACCACCTGTTTTTGAAGGGATACGTCTTTGATGAATATCATTTTTGATACGTTCTAAATGGGCACGTGCTTTATGTGTTGGCATGTTACCAACATCAATGTAGAATACTCTACGCTCTGGTGCTCTTTGAACACGATAAATTAAGATTGCATCTTCAAGTAATTCTTTTTGTTTGTAAACTTTGAATACTGGTTCAAGAATTGAATTACCAAAAGGCCAAAAGCCATCGATACCTTCACTTAATGAAATATGAACAACGTGCTTTGCATCAACTGGTGTTGATGTTTGTTCTGATACATATCTTGTTCCTCCTACAGAACCAGCCGCATATCCCTGAGTTGTATTTGCATTTACGTTAGGACTAGATGGGAATCCAGCTGATGAATGTAAGAGTTTATTTTCGTCTGCGGTAATGTTAAGACTTTGTAGATTGACATCCATATCTTTAATATAATATGCTTCAATCTTTTTGCCTTTACCTTCGTTAACAATAACTTTTTCAATTTTTGCAGGATCAACCCAGAATAATTTAAATGTTTCTGGATCACGAACAAAGATTTGGTCACCGTACTTAACAGAATTTCTAAAAAGTCTAAACATACGTTTGTGCATTTCATTCATGTTGCACCACTGTTTTAATGACTTTTGAATAATGTCGTTTTCTGTGTCACTTGCTTCTTCGTTATATTCTACATGAAATGGTAACTTAGTGTACTCATTCTTTAATGTAGAAAATTCTGCAATAGTATCTAATGCAGTATTGACTTCTGAATCAAGATCCATCTGGTCATATTGTCCATATCGTTGTACACGATTTGGTTGACCTTGATAGACTTCTGGTAGCCAACTGCTATATCGTTTTGTGTCTGCATCTGCCGATACACCAGTGCCTGTAGATGCAGGCATTCTTTCTGGCATCCCGTCATATGTTTTAAAATATTTTTTCCAACTCATTTTTTAGTCCTTAACTTTAATACTAGCATATCTAGTATTGTTTGTCAACCCCTTAATACGCACTAGGGTTACTCAATGCATTAATTAAATTCCTTATCTCTCCGATTAGAGCATTTCTGTCTTTATTGTTATCACCTGTTAGTTCATCCGCCCTTTCTTGACTTCTGAACAAGTTAGCTTTGTATTCGCCGTCTAGGGAGGTAATTGCTTGAATTAGTCTCTCTAATTGTTCTTGTCCTTCTGGAGAACGTGCCGCATCTGTTGTTGCTATTGCTTCTATTGCCGCAAGTAAATCAGCTTTGTTTGACGCAAACGTATCCCCACTGTTAAACCCTGTCATTTCTGCTAGGTCTAACGCAATACCTTTCATAGCCGCAGGATCTTTAGATTTTAAAGCCGCCTCAATTTCGTCAAACATGTTTTCTGCACGATTATCCAAAAACAAGAATCCGCCTCTGTCTTCTAATCTACTTTTACCGACTGCTAAATCAGTATTGGAATCAACAATATCAGAGGCTCCTTTTGCTACTTCTTCTGCGTTATCACCTGCTTCCGTTAAATTTGGTATTAATTCGTTAGCACTTGTAATAAAACCTAAAGCCTTAGTAAGTGCAACTCCTATGTTTCTACCTGCATCAACTACTATACCTGACGCTTCACCAACTGTAGAAGTCAGTGCCGCTGTATTCTCACCTAACTGAATTGTACTGACTATTAAATCTTCGTTAGTACTATTAAGTCTTCTAAGATTATTTGCACTTGTTTCAGTTTGAGCATTAACTAAATTTTCAATAGCAACTGTAGATTTTCTTGCTAGGTCTTCTGATTGAATTACTAATTTGTCCATTTCTGATTGACCTTGATTTCCACCAACAGTACCGGCATCTGCATCTTCCGCCGTTGACATTTGTTTAAGCATACTATCAAATAATGCTTGTAGTTCAGGAGATGTTTGTAATAGTGCAATAATATCTTCTCTGTTACGCAAACCGCCCATTAACTCTTGAAACTGACCACCTAATCCTGCAACCACAGTTTGAAAATCGCCTGCATTGGCATCTGTGTTCTCAACTAAACTTGCAAACTGTTCAATCATTGGTAACATTTGAAGACCAATACCACCTGGTAAATCTCTTAGTGCTTGTGCTTCAGGTGAACGTGCTTCAAATCTGTCACGTGAACCAGCTGTCAATCTTGCAATCAACGCCTGACCAAACATACTGTCTTCACCTATGTTACCCATATTTGCTAATGCTGTTCTTGTTCTGTCTGCTTTTTCAGGATCCATCATGGCCAATAAAGAAGTAACTTGTTTATCTTCAAGTCTATTTTTAATTATTTCAGCCGCTTCTGTAAGTGAAACTTTTAATGTATTGGATGTTGATTGAACACCTTCCATAAAATCTTCCATGCCATTACGCATTTGTTCTTCATTCATTTTACCTAATAAGTTTGCATTACGCAACGTATCCAAATACGTACCTGCCATACCAACAGTTTCAGTAAAGTTTAATCCAAATCTTTGCATCATGTTAACACCATCATCGAATGGTTCTAGTGCCATTGCATTTGCAAACTTTAATGCTTTTTCTACACCTACTTGCCCAACTGCAAAGCTAAACTTATCAACAAATGCCGCGGCATCTCCAAATGTAAATCCTGTTGCAGTTATCATTTCTGACATGTTCTGTAATCCAGCAGTTGTGGCATCAAATCCTGCCATTAAACCTGATTGTCTTATTTCATTTGCTAGATTAAATCTGTCTTCAAATCCTTGCTGTAAAAAACCATTAATACCTTCTGATGCTGTTAAAATCGCCGCGCCTGCTTTTCCTAGTTTGCCTATGTGGTCTTTCATCTGTACTGGTAGAGCCTTGTCAGCTAAACCTTCAAAACTTAATAAATCTGCATTATCAGTTTTCTTGGCCAATTCTAGTTTAGCGGCTAATCTTGCATTCGCCTCATCATCTGCATATACCTGTCCTGGTCCCATATATTTTCTTGTAAGACTGTCTTCTAGTAGTTTATTTCTTCTGGCGTCTAACTCTTGTTGTATTCTATCATTACGAACCATATCCTGTAAGGCAGTTGATATTCTTCCAAACATACCCAATGACTTCTTTTCAATATCCGTAGCTTTGACTGTTGTTGTTTTTAAATCATCGACTGCTTTTTCAACTGAGTCTGAGGTTTGTTGTATGGTTTGACGCAATACTTTTAAAGTTGCCGCTTCACCTTTCGCTACAGCATCTAATTTCCTAGATACATCAGCGGTAAGTTTGTTCTCTCCAGCTAATATATTTTTTATATCCCTAAGAGTAGCCTCAGTGGACCATTGCGGTAGATTAGGACCTAAACCTTCAATAAAAACATTTTCTTCAGCCATTATATTTTCTCTCTTGACAAGTTAAACTTCGTAGTTTATAATATGTCTAAATATACGTATATAACCACACTTAGTTTATTATAAGTGTATTTATCAATTCAAGGAATTAACATGACAGAAAATCCGCTATCTAAATATTTTAGAAAACCGGCGATTTACATTAGTTTACCATCAAAGGGACATTTTAACCCTGAGATAGACCAAACAATGATTGATGAAGTGGGCGTATTACCCATGACTGCTATTGATGAAATAGGAATGAGAAGTCCTGATGCATTACTTAATGGTGAGGCAATGATTTCTCTTATAAAAAGTTGTGTACCTTCAATACCAAATGTGAGAAATCTATGTAATATAGATGTTGAAGCCCTTTATCTTGCTATTCAATATGCTACTTACGGAAAAGATATCACACATTCTCACAAATGTTCAAAATGTGGGTCACAAAGCGATTTTAATATAGATATCAACTTTTTATTAAATAAGTTTCCAGAAATCGATAAAGTAGAACCGATATTATATGAAGATTTAGTCATACATCTAAGACCACCAAGTTTAGAAAGTGTAACACGGGTTGCTCTTATCAGAATAGAAGAACAGAGAATAATTAAAAATATTCAAACTGAATCTGTTGATGAAACTGATGAGGTAGAACTTGCGAAACGTTTTTATTCAAGTTTTAAACGTGTTGCCAATCATAATGTAGACTTGTTGGGTGAAACTATTAATAAAATAGAAACACCAAACGGTGATGTAACTGACCGAATGCAAATCAAAGAGTTTTTATCAAATATACCAAGTAATATTGTTGAGAAAATCAACAAAACAGTAGAAGGTATTACTAAAAGACCAGATGATTTATCAAAATTCAATTTTGTTTGTCCTGAAAAGGAATGTGGACACAAAGAAGATGTACAGTTGGAGTTGAACCCTGTAAATTTTTCCAAAGCTGGTTAGCAACCGCCAGCAATGAAGAAATTGTAGAAAAACAAAAAAAGTTTGAAAAAGAACTTGACAACGTACATAAAAATTTGTTACAATTAAGCTGGTATATGAGAGGTGGGGTCTCGATTCGGGAACTTCACGATATGCCAGTAAATCATATCAAGCATCTTAACGAAATAGTTGAGAAAAACTTTGAAATGAGTAAAAAGGCAGGAATGCCAATACTATAACTAATACGACTAATACAATCTAATATCTAACTCGGCGAAAAGGGAAAAGAGAATGACTAATATCTCAGCATACATAGTGGAATCGTTTGTCGGGTTGCCGACACGGGATTGAGATTGCAAATGTAGTGTTTGCCGTCGGACTAGTCAGGATGAATTCTGACATTCTTCTCGTAAACCACAAAGAGTATTCATAATCATAAAACAGCCATGGTCCCTGAAGGACATGGTTGACTAGTATAAATTTACCGATGATAGGTTTTTATAACACTATCTGCTTTTTATAGTTTCTATCTATGTGGATTATAAAAGGTGCCGTTGGGTCGAAAGACGCAATACTAAGTTAAGGAGGGATCGCCAACCGACTCCGTCGTAACTAGCGACTAACTTAGACATAGAGGCGATGAGCAAGGGACAGATAAGACAAGAATTTTCTGTACAGCCATTTTTTAATTGTCCTGGGAACAGGGCAATTATGGCTTCTTCACGGGACAGAGATCCCATACTATTGACATATGATTATAATTGATATATAATATAAAAACAAATACCGAATTAATTCGAATGAGTGAAACGAATGAGAATTAAGAGGGATTAGGTCTTTAGACCTTTTATAGTGAAAGATATAATATGCCAAGTAAAAGTAAAGCAAAAGGTAGTTCTTATGAAAGGGAACTAGCAAAATTCTTAAGTGAGAAATATAATGGGAGTTTTGTACGTGTACCAAATAGTGGTGCATATATAGGTGGTAGTAATTTCCATAGAGCAACTAACTTAAGCGAAGGACAAGTAAGAGGTTTTAAAGGAGATATTATACCTCCTGATAACTGGAAATACTTTAACTGTGAATGCAAGAGTTATGCTGATTTCCCTTTTCACCATTTTCTATACAATAAGAAAATTCCGCTTTTAGAAGGTTGGATAAATCAAACCATGGAGATTGCGGAAGAGGGCGATGTTAATATTCTTTTCATGAAATTTAATCGTAAGGGAACTTACGTAGCATTCCAAGAACATCTAATCAACAAAGGTTGGAGATGTCCTATTCATGTGAAATACAATTCAGAAAAATATGGTACTTGGTTATTTTTAAGTACAGATGAATTCTGGGAGTACAACACTGAACGATTTGAATATCACTGTGTAAGTGGTATTAAATAAAGAACGACATAATCAGTAAACCCATAATAAGACCTTTTATATAAGCAATCCAGGCAAGACCATATGCGTCTACATTAAATTTCTTTTGCCATTTTTCAGTTTGTTTTCTATGCCACTGTAACATGTTATTCTCCTTCACTATCTTTGCAAGTAACTTTATAACCTGCGTAATAGTTTGGTATTTGTTCTGTTTTCATAGCCCACTCTATATATTCTATAGCGGCTAATCTAACACGTTCACATTGTTCTATGGTGTCAAAAGGTCGAGGTACGAACGGTCCCTGATTGGGAACCATTTCTTGACCATTTGATAATATAAAAATAATAACCATAAACACTTTCATCTAAGTATTTATGGAATGGTGTCAAAAACTTAACAACTGAGTTAAGTTAACCCCCTACATAAGTCTTGTTTTTAGGTCTGAACCAGACTTTTTGTTCATGAATTCTTCCTAGCAGATTTTGTATCTCAAGCATTTCTTCTCTTAGTTCTGGAGACGTTTCACCCTGAGCGATTGCTAGTCCGCGTCTACCTGCTTTAGCACGTAACGCCTGTTCAATAACTTCTATATCTCTTACTGATAATTCAAATTTTTTGTTTGCTTTCATCACTGCTACTCTTTACTTTAGTCCAATGAGAATCTTCTGATACGCTACCGATATATTCTTCGCCCGTTTCCATATCGATAAGTTTATATTTGTTTGGGCATTTAGTATAAATTTTTAATGTAATTGCTTTTTCTAATTCGTTTGCGATATTACCGTTTTTAAGTTTTCTTGTTTTCATTTTTCTTTAATGGACTCTTACTGTTTCGTCTAAACTTATAATTAAGTTGACCTTCCTCTGTGATTGCGCCTTCAGGGCATTGTTGAATCTTTCCACCCTTTTTCAAAAATTGTTCAATCTGTTTATTTAGAAGTTCTTTCTCTAATCGTTTTTGTTCTTGTTTGTCCATCGGAGTTCCTTATAAAAAATAGCCCGACACAGAATGTCGGGCTATGTTGCTCTCTGTGTTGAGAAACTAAAGATGCCTAGCTAGATGAGAGAGGTTGAGAGGAGACACTTGACATCTTTAATATATACATATTAACAAAAACACAGAGGCATGTCAACACCTTTTTTTAATTTTTTTAGTTTTTTTCAGGCATTGTGAATAAAGCACGAACTCCGTGAGGATAAACATCAGAAGGTCTACGTGCAAAAACAACCCATCTGTAACCCATTGCTTTTAACCACATTGGATATTTTTCTTCTATAAATTCTTTAAAACTTGTACCTGTTGTGAATACATCATCGCAAACAAGTGTTTGATGTGTTGGATCTCCACTAGCATATTTTTGTAATGCATTTGCTAATTTTATTCCACCACGTGGTATACCAACGGCTTCATAGAAAGGCTCAGTTTGATATTCCATAATCATTGTTGCTAAACAATCCCATTCTTCATCTGTGATTGCATCACACTCTAGTTTCCATTTTAATGGTAAACCTGCGTGACTTATAAAGTCACCCGCAGTAAATAATTTTTCTTTAGTCATAATAAAACTTAAATTAAATATTCATCGTTTTCGTTTTCCCAGGAACTGATAATATTTCTAAAACCTAATCCTAAGAAATCATAACTTGGACTATCAGTCAATAGTTCCCATTCTGCGATAACTTCTTCAATTTGTTCTTTGCTTAATGTGTCAGTATCTTCAACTTGAAAATGTTCTTTAATGATACCATCTGCCCATTCAGTGCATTCACCTTCAAGCCATTCTAACATTTTATGTGGTTTGTGAACCATTTTAAATTCAGACATAGTTTATCCTTTCGTTTCTTCTGTTTCTAGTTCATCTTCTTGTGAGAATGATGTAAATCCATTTTCTTTAATCACATTAAGAACGTTAGTCACACGACCATATAATTCATCTCTGTGTGAAACTAAGAATATAGAACGACCTCTTTCACGTTGCATTTTCTTTAATACTGCAAGAGAAGCCTCTACACCATTTGAGTCCATACCACTATCAATAAGTTCATCAACAAATAGAACATTAATAGTTGAGTATAAAGATTCGAATATATCACGGAATGCCCATGATAGACCAAGAATAAGTCTGTTACGTTCACCTCTAGATAAATTATCAAAGTCAAGTTCACGACCTAGTTCTGTAATTTCTACAGACAAGTCACTCATAAATTTAACTTCATGAGGTAAACCTAATCTATCAAGATATTTTTCTAAACGTGTGTTTAAGAAAGATAAGTTCTGGTCAATAATCTTTTTACGAATAAAACTGTCTTTATTTGTTAACAGTTTCATTAAGAAGTCCTGATGTTCACGATAAGAGTTTAGAGCATTCATTTTAGAATAGTCTAGTTCTTCAAGTGAACTTTCACGCATTTCTTTAATCTGGTCAGTATAAGGATCCTCTTGTTTCTTTTTAGTTTCAATTTGTTCCTTAAGTACTGTTACAGAATTTTGATGCTCATAAGCATCATTTAAATTTTCATAGAATACTTGTGGCGGAGAACTAAGTTCTCCAACTTCGGAAATTATTTTTTCGTATTCTTCTAATTTGTTTTGGTTTTCTAAAAGATGTGTTAGTGTTTCGCCTAACAAATCTTCTTTTTCTCTTAGAATTTCTTCTTGTTTATTATCATGAATATCTTGTCCACAAGCAAAGCATTTGTGGTCTTTAATCTTTTCGATATCACTTCTAACTCTTGTTTCTAAATCACTTAGTTTTTTGTTATCAGCATTAACACTTTCGATCCAACGATTAGTTTCATCTAGTTTAGCTTTCTTTTCGTTGTATTCTTTTAGTGACTGATGATTAGCGATTTCTTGTTTGATATCAACATGTGAAAGACTATCAAAACCATTTTGTAGTTCTTCTAGTTCAGTATCATGCTTTTCTTTCCAGATACGTTGTCTACGTTCAATGTCTGTGATACTTTTTAGAATACGTGAGTTAGCATCTTCTTTCGCTTTGAGGTTGTATTCTTCATCTTTGATTTCGTCTTTTGTTTCTTTGATTACTTCTTTTAGAGCCTCTGCTTTACGAGACAATTCAGTAATACCCAAAAGTTCTTCAATCAATTCACGTTGGTCATTCGCTCTCATGCTCAAGAACGGTTCTGTGTATGTGTTTAGTGCAACAACATGTTTGAACATTGCATGAGAGATACCTATGATAGAATCTACTTCTGTTTGTGTTTGACGCATTTCGCCTTGTGCTTCGTCTACTGATTCATTTAAATCAATACCATCACGCATTAAACGAAATACATTTGGTCTACGACCACGTTCAATTCTGTATTGACTTCCGTTGTATTCAAAGTCAATCGTAACAAGCATGTTTTTAGCATTTGTCTTGTTAATTAAATTATCTTTTCTGATGTTTGTAAGAGCATTTCCATAAAGACCATATGAAAGAGCATTGATAAGAGTAGTCTTACCAGTACCGTTACGGGAACCGTCACCACCCAAGTCTACGTTATTACCTAGAACAAGTGTAAGATTATCTCGTTCTAAGTTAACCGCTTGGGTTACGTTTCCTACACTCATAAAGTTTCGGATTGTAATGTTTTTAATCTTTAACAAACGTTTACCTCTCTCTTGCAAAAGTCCCTGTTTGAATAGGGTCTAAACTGATTTCATTGATATTAACATAATCTGGTTGATTAATCAACCATAAAATAACTTCTGCAATGTACTCAACATCGATTAGTTTTCTATCAGGATGTTTTTTCATTACACTCGCAGTTGTTAAACTTCCAGGTGATACACATGTAGTTTTGATATTTGAACCACCCATTGTCATGTATGTTAAATCTCTGTTATAATCTCTTAGTGCTTTCTTTTCTGTTGGATAACGCCATGTTCTACCTTTAACACCTGTATCGGCAGTAGAACCCATGTGTATCAAATATGCAGTATGTCCAGCATCTTTGCATTTGTTGTAAACTTGTTCAGCAATCATAATTTGATGAAACTTCCACAATGCAGAATTGTTGATAAAAATATCATACTTGTTTTCTACAAAGTATTCAGCGAGTCGTTGTTGTTCTTCTGCTTTTTCTAAAGCCCAACCATTGCTACGACTGACAGTGCTATAGCTAATATTATCCATATTATCAAAAAGATTGCATATCGCTTGGCAAAGCCCATAGTCTCTGTTTCCTGTTATTAAAATCTTTTTCATGTTACAAGTTCTGGTATAATTCTACAAGTATCTTTTTATTGAAGCTACCGTTATCGTCAATAGAATTTAACTGAGATATAACAATTTCATCAATCGTTTCAAAATGTATCTCAGCACCAGTGTCTTCTTCGTGTTGTGCATTCTTCATTGGTTGTAACGTAATATCTCGTAAGTCATACGTTTCAATGAATGTATCTTTAATGAAGTTTGCTTCTTCATATGAGATATCAATGTCTAGTGAAATTCTTGCATTTGTTTTTGGCAATAAAATTTCACTTGGATTTTCAAGTAAAGAAGACAACGTGACATTTCGGTATTTAGGAGCATCAGGCCATGCAAAGAATTCCGGTTCTTTATCCCACTCTAAAAACATCCAACCTCGTTCATCGTCCCATGAATCTGAAAAGTTGTGTGGGAAAGCATTGCCTGTATATATCACGTTGCCTTTTATTTGTCGATGATGAAAGTGTCCTGAAAATACATAATCTTGATGTTCAAACATTTCACTTTTTAAACCACCATGATCCGGCATTTCAACCATCGCATTAAGTTTAAATGTCGGGAGTTCAAAGTGTCCAAACATATACTTTGATTTTATCTTCGGAATTTTTTTCCACTCATCACCAACTAACCAACTGACAAGGGTAACATCACCTTCGTTGAGTACACTGTCAATCAGAATAATGTTAGGTAATTCTTTTGCAAACTCTACTGAGTTTACATCACGTGTTTCACGATAAAACAAATCATGATTACCTAGAATAAAGTAAACTTTGTCAAAAGCGTTGTTGAGTTTTCTAAGACCGTCAAGTGAATACTTCATTGTTGAAATATTCAAACTAGCACGATTATGATGCCAGTCTCCACCAAAGATACAGGTTTCACAACCTTTTGCTTTAGCTTCTTCGATGAACCAGTCTATGAATGCATCACAATCTTCATTATGCCACTTTGCGTTGTTACGCATACCATAATGAATATCAGTGAACCAAGCCGCTTTGTTAAAAAGATTAGTCATTGTCCGCGTATATCTCTTTGATTGTCTCTGTAGGAATTTGGTCATCAGTAATTCTTGTTTTAATTACTTTCTGCCATCTTTCTTGAGATTTCATTTCATGTTCTAACTGTCTAGTCCAACTTGGCATCTGACCTGATTTCTCTAATAGGTCATCACGAATACCTTGATTTTTCTTTTCAGTGTTTAGAACACGTGTAAATGAATTGTTCACTGCCGCGGTATAATATGCAAATGGATTGTCTGACTTTGCTTCGTTAAATTGTAAACCAATTTGTGTAAGTTGCAATAGTGCTTGTCCACGCATTTCATCGATATATGTGTAACCACGCCAGTTACTTCTTTGAGAATAACGCTCTACTAATTTAATGTACATGTTGGCAAGTTTCGCAGTGATTTTACCAGCTTGTAAATCAAACTCTTTGTTTTTGTTGTGATGTGAAATAGCCACTTCTCTGAATTTTCTACCATCTAATACATAATGTTTGTATGGAGGAAAGTTTACTTTGACCTTATGGTCAGCGATTGTCTTTGGATTGTTCTTTCTTCCAGGTTCATCAGGGATATGCTCATAAGTCATAACTCTGAATATCAAACTGTTTTTATCGATTGTATTTGGATCAACTAAAAAATCAGATTGTCTTTTCTTTTTGTCTTCGTTCTTTTCCCAGGCTTCTTTTTGCATTCTATCTGCCCGGTTTTGTTGTGCTTGAGGAATAGCGTCACGAATTTCGCTTGTGTCCTCAACTATAATATCATACTGATGATATGCTTGTCTGTCTTCAAACCAAGTGTAATTACCCTTTGAGGTATGAATCTCTTTGAGCATATCTTTGTTGTTTAAATAATTTTGACCTCTACGTGCCATGGTTTTGCTCCTAATTAATACTTTATTATATACTATTTTGAATGCACTTGTCAAGCGAAATGTGAACTTTTTTAAACTACGAACTTTATATGACGATAAATACACAAAAGAAGGAGAATCAAATGGCATCTGATAATTTATATATTGAGTCACAACCAGTTTATATAACTGATCCAAGTGGAAGACTCGGTGCATCTGGACTGAATACAGTACAGTTTCCCTACACACCCACTATTAGTGTTATTACACAATCTGGTTATACATCATATGATTTATCACATACTAATTTTCAACAACGTGCATTTGAAATGGCATCTAATACAGAGTTTAACATGGCGGCTCCTATCATTATTCGTAGTGAAGAAGAAGCACAAACTGTGTTAAGAATGGGTCAATTTTTCAGAGGAGCGTTGAAAATGAACTTTGGTCCTAGAGATCCAGATGCAGGTCTACCCCCTCCGGTATTGCGTTTTTATGCACACAACATTTATACAAACGTACCAATACTTGTAAGAGATTTTACTTGGAACTTAGACCAAGATGTTGACTATATCACTCTTTCATCAGGCGAAAGAGTTCCGGTACAACAAACATTTGTTTTATCTTTAACAACAACATATTCTCCAAAGAACGTAAGAGAGAATTTCACAATGAATGATTTCTTAAGTGGGAAATTGAAAAGTAAGGGGTATATCTAATGTATGATCCAACATCTCCTTGGAAGAAAACCGGGATAATCAAAGAAAAAGTTTTAGATATTATGAATCCTGTTTATCTAGAGTTTGATCCTTTAGATGAAACATATACCATACCACAACATTACGACATGAGACCAGACTTGTGTAGTTATGAAATGTACGGCACTTCAAAGTATTGGTGGATTTTTGCAAAGAGAAACCCAGATATAATAGAAGATCCTATCAGAGATTTTCTATCAGGAACAAAGATTAAACTTCCTAGCAAAAATGCAATCGAAAAAATGAAGTAGTACAATGACGGTAAGAAGTGCAAGAAATAATAATCCAGGAAACATCGAATCTAACTCAACTGCTTGGGTTGGAAAAACCGGCGATGACGGAAGATTTGTTACCTACGCAACACCTGAACATGGTGTTCGTGCAATGGGCAAAACTCTTGAAACTTACCAAGATAAACATGGCTTAACATCAGTGAATCAAATGATTGCACGTTGGGCTCCACCCAATGAAAACAACACAACCAATTACGCAAACTTTGTTGCAACCGAAATGGGTATCAGCCCAGACGCAGAAATTGATTTAAGTGCAAATCCAGAACTTGCTCAAAAAATGGTTGGAGCAATGATAAAAATGGAAGGCGGACTTGAAGCATATAATTATTTTAAACCAGCTATCAAAGGTGGTTTAGATATGGCATATGGTAATATAGATACTCCTGAAATATCAGATGTAGAGTCGAGTGAGTTTATGGATATAAATGAACCACCTGGAGAAGGCATAGATGCGTTAGATCCAACTCAAAAAGAAGAAGCAGGAAAACAAATTTTAAATACAGCTACTAGTTTAGAAGAAGTCGTTGATAGAATGGAACGACTAAACATATTCTGGGATAATGAACTAGATAATTTTCAAAACTATACATACAATATTGAACTATTTCAAGTCAATCAAGGTGAGGCAAGAAACTATTTAAGATTAGAAAATACACCTGACATGTTATTAGATGTAGTCAACGATGGTTGGCCTAAAGCCGGCATGAAAAAAATTACGATTGCAAAAACAGGTGTAAGTGCAGAACTAGTTATAACAGATGTACAAATTAGAGGTACAGGATATGGTGCAGTTAGCCTAAGCAGAATGGCAGGGACCGCAACAGAATTACAGTTTCAAATAACACAAGTAGGCGGAACTTCATTACCTGACATGTTACAAAATGCGGCATTGTTATCTGGATACACAAGCATATTTGATTCTATATACTTTATGAAAATAAAGTTTATGGGTTACGATGATGATAATCAGATTGTAAGAGATTTCCCAGCTACAAAAGTTTTACCATTTAAAATTAAACAAACTACAGATTTAGATACTACAACTGATGCTAGAGGTACAAGTGTATTACTATCAGGTAATATATTAACTGATGAAGTTGTAAATTCTACAGATGTTTCTAAAGTAGAAAGTAATTTTGAATTTGCAACAAAAGACACACTTGAAGAAACTCTAGAAGAATTTATGGATAAGTTAAACAAAAACGTAATACAAAATTCCGTACTTGACAGTACTCAGTTTATTCACACTTATAAAATTTCTATGTCAGAAGAATTCAAACAAAGGTACGGACAAGCAGACATGAGAGGAATTGGTTATCCAAACTATGCTTCTGCTAATAATGAAACAGAAAAGAAAGCGGCTGTTAAAATATCTCAATCAACAGGCGTTGTACAACCTGGACATTCTATCTATGAATGTTTGCATAATATAATCATAAACGCAAAACAAGTTAGAGAAGAACTTACTGCATCTGAAAAGAAAATGACAGAAATATTTGTGATTAAACCACATGCTGTTCCAAAAGAAAATGGATTTAATGTATTGACAAACAAAAGTGCATATGATGTTACGTTTTATGTAACGTTACATGAGTCTTTACTACCACAAAATGCTATACATAATGCTATGCTTTCACAAGCAACCGCAGATATTCTTAAACAAGTATTTTTAAAAGGAAGATGTCATAAAAGATATTATTATCAGTATACAGGAAAAAATGACCAGATAATTGATTTTCAAATTCAACTAAGAAGACAACTTGAAAAGATTTATTCTAAACCATCTGACCAATATATGGCGAATACGTTCTTAGATGCTATTGGCGATTATAGAAAAAATATAGATAAAAAGGCTCAACAAAAGTTAACTGAGTTAGAAGCGGAAGCAAAAGTATTATTAGAAATTAAAAACAAGACAAGTCAAAATGTAGAACAACTCACAAGCGAGTTTGATAAAATGCAAGACGAACTAGCCAGTGAATTTGAAAGACGTTTGAGAGCAAATGGAGTTGATCCGGATCAATTAGGCGGAGATGAGATTGCCATCAATGCGGCGGATATTAATTACCTTAGAGAGTCATTGAAAAGAGGAAATGGACAGACTAAAGAAGGTACGATAGCCTATGAAATTTTTAATGATATCTTCAAAGGAGAAACAAGAGAAAACTTTAATAAGTTAAACAATCTTGTTAGACAAGCAAAATTAGATGATAATAGTGCGTTAAACAATCTTGAAGAAAACTATAGAGAAAATGATGATGTAATGCGTGAAGCATTAGGTCATTTACTATCAAAGAAATTTTTAGAATCTACAACAGCAACAGGTGAAGCCTGGGACGAATTAGGAATAACAGCAACTAATCTTCCTGGTCAAGAGATAGTACTTATTGAACAATTAGATAAAGAAATAATACAAAAATTAAGTCTAGACCAATTTGATGCTTTGATGAAAACTCTTATTGAGAACCCTGTGAACTTTAATAGAATTACTAAACCAATACTATCTAATCCAACAAGATTAAAAGTTATTAAACATCCAGACCAAGAAGAAGTAGAAGTTGCATTATCAAAATATTATGAAGGTCGTTCAGGAAATTTAAGTATGCAAAATGCATCAATGACTATTAAAGGTGATCCTTATTGGTTAGAGACATTTATACCAGTTGAAATTGAAAAGAAAAACTTCTCAAATAAAAATTCAAATGAACAATTTAAGATGCATAGTTCATCATTAAATGGAGCAAATTACTGTCTTGTTATAGCAGATAAGGCAGAAGGAAATTATTTAGAAAATTCAAATAACGTAGGACAAGATGCGGCGAATTCAGATGGTATAAAAAAGACAAGACTAGAAACTATGGTGTATCAAGTAAATGATATTATACATAGTTTTAGTGGAGGTCAGTTTACACAAACATTAGAAATGGTAAAACATCCTGCGGCATCTACTTTTCAACAATCATCACTTACTTTTGGTATTGTAGATGGTCCTACATTATGGACAGAAGACAGAGCCGTAGCACACACTGATATTCCTGCAGAACTTGGCACAAATGATGGCACAGGTACAGGAGGTGATGGTAGCGGAAAAGATGGAGCAGGACAATCAGCCGAAGCAGGAAATATTGCTCCTCCGGAAGGTGCTGGAAACGCCTTAGTAGATACAGATGGTGATGGTGAAGGTGATACAGTAGTAGTTGAAAATACTGACGCGGCCTATCTTGCGGCATCGGCGGCCTATAAAAATGCAACTGGTCTTTTTATTGATAACGATGGTGTTGACGGCATACCAGAAGAAGCAGATGCAAAACAACTGGCACTTGTAACTAGTCAACTTCAAGATTTATGTAACTTAGGAAACCAAGCGGCATGTTCAGACTTAGCAATGGGTAGACAACAAATAGTAAATCACTTTGGCGATGCAGATGAGGCTAGAAATATAATCAATGAATCAATAGACGATGGAACAACTGTGTCCTCTGCCACGATTGCGATGTTAGATAATACATACGAATCATTAGGACAAGAAAAAATTTCAGATGGTATAACAGGAGTTGACCAAGATGAAATAGATGCTTGGTCTGAACAAATCGATAAAGATATGGATAAAACTTATTTAGGTCCTAATGATGCATTGAATAACCCAAATCAAGTTATGTCAGAATTAGAACCAGGCGGATTGTTTGGAAAAGCAGGCACAGATGCAATGCTTAATGGTGATGTACAACTTTATGACGGCGGAATGAAACACAAACAAACAAGTACAATTACTGGTGGACAAACTAGAGAGTATTCTTTTGACACAGGAAAGAAAACTTTAACTGCACAAGAATTTAATCAAGTTCAATCATTACATGATGAAAATCAAGACCTTATAAATGGCAGAAGTTTATGGGATTTAACTGATACAGAATATGCACAAGTAAAAGCAAATGAAAATGCAATAAACAAAATTACAGAAAATGCAACAACAGGTGTTAGAGGTGAAGTAAGAAACGAAGTTATTGACAAAGAAAAAAGAGAAAACATATCACAACTAAAACTAGAAGAACAAGAATTAGAAGACGAACTAGATGGTTTTTATTTTACGAATAAAGGCAGACAAGAAGATGAACAAAAACTTAATGAAGTTAGAGAACAAATTCTTATTGACCAAATAGAATCTAGTCCGATTGTTATGACAGAAGTTCAAGAACTAACCGGTAATCAAGGAGGTAGTAACTTTAAAACTGATAATCTACCTAAAACAACAGAAGATAGTCCAATTATTGTTCCTAAACCAGATGTGTTACCTGACGTTTATGTAGATAATAACGACGGAACTATTACAGTTCCTCCTCCCCCACCAAACACATATAGTGTTACACCATCGGGCAACACTGCTATTGATAATCTAAATGTACCAGACGATGTGAAAGATGAATATAAAGAAGTATTAGAAAGTAACAACGGTTTAAAAGTTAAACAGTTTATAGATGATTTACCGGTAGACCAAGCAAACGAAATTTATCAATTACAACAAACACAGGATCTTGTAGAATTGCCTGGTTCTCAACCAGCAGTACTAAGTGAAGGTGTTGACATGTCTGGTATAACTGAAGATGACCAGAAACAACTTGCCGCGGCAAGAAGTATATATGATAACATCTCCAAACAAGCGGAAACTTTACCTAGGAGAACTTTAACACAAACTTACGGTGATGAAACTTTTGTTGACCAAACACCAGATATGTCTTTCATCGAACCAGTAAAGTATATTGATGCAGACGGCAATGTGCAAGAATACGTCATTGATACTAGTAAAGTTGATACAGAAAATGGTTGGACTGTACCAATGTTGGATCAAATGAAAAAAGATATTGCATCTAAATTTCCATCAATTGGAACAGGAAAAACAGAAGTTAAAAGATCCAGTGCTGGGTTAGGCGAACCGATAAGAATTGGAATAGGAAATGGTGATGTATTTGCAATCGAAGTTGAAGTTCCAGAACAAGAGGGACCACAGTAATGTCAAATAAATATTTGAATATAATGGAAGGATACTATGTCTTTTAATAATGATAACTTACTAGGTAAAAGCATTCAAAGTGAAAGAAAACACTATGATAACCCTTTACTAAGAAATGTACAAAGTGGTGTATGGAAAGCTATCACTGTTGGTGGCAAACCAGACCCTGAAGGTAGAGGAAGAATTGCGGCTTATATACCTAAGTTAGGCGGCGACCCAGATAATCCATTATACTTTCAATATGCATCACCATTTGGCGGAGCAAATGCTCAGGGACCATATGGTATGTTTGCAGTCCCACCAGACGCTGGAGTTACTATTTTAGTTTTCTTTGCAGAGAATGGTGACTTGAACGAAGGTTATTGGTTTGCAGTATCACAGGAGGTACCATCCGTTGTTAGTGGTGGTGCGGCAGATACAGCAAAAGCAGATGGTACAGGTCAAGGCGAAGGCGTATTCAAAGATGTCAAGTCTGCAAAAGTAAGACCTATATCAATGCGTGATGTAGTAAAAACTGATCCTGCTGAACAAGAAAATTCTAATAAAAATTCTAATACTGCTAGTCAAGGTATATATTCTGATAGTTTAAGAGGTCAATCAACTGCAAGTCCACACAGAGATGCCAATTATGAAACCACTCAACATTCTAAAGTAGTAGGATTACTTTCACCAGGAGGAAATTCTATAACTATGGACGATGGTTCTGTTGGCGATGATGGAACTATTCATCCTAATCAAATTCGAATATCTACAGGATCAGGTGCTCAAGTTATTGTTGATGGTACAAACGATTTTGTTTATGCAATTAATAGTTCAGGTTCTGGATGGGTTGAAATAGGAGCAGATGGTGAAGTAATGGTTTACGCAGAAGGTTCACTATCAATGCGTACAGAAAAAGATTTTAATATACGTGCAGACAAAAATATAAACATTGAAGCAGGTGAAAAAATAAATGTAAGAAGCGGAGACAACTATAATCTAAATGTAGGTAATCAATATCATACAAAAACAAAAGGTTCTTCTTTCTTAGAAAGTGGTGGAGCAAATCATGTAAAAGTGAGTACAAGTATGTATGTTTCTACAGGACAACATTTGCATCTTAATGGTCCTATGGCTTCTATAGCATATGATATTCCATTAACTGCACAACCAGATATACAGAATTTAGAAAATACACAAATTGATGAAAGTATTATTCCTAAAATACCAACACATGAACCTTTCTTAAGAGGAACTGAAGCAAATATGCCTAGTTCTTCTGGCGAAACACCTTCACAAACTAGCGATACACAAAAAGCAGGAAACGATATAGCAAAAGATCCTTCTAGTGCAGAAGGACAAACATCTGCATCGAATCAAGATGCCAATTCAAATGAAGATGTTCCTGGTCTACCACCAGGAGAAGGTCTTGCAACAATCAGAGCAAGTAATGGTGTTGGTTGTAGAGTAGCCGCAATATTTCAGAAAAACTTTCAAGGTCTTATTGATGATTTGGAAGCAACAGGTTATGAAATTAGAAATTTACATGGCTATGTGAATAGAAATCAAAGAGGTGGAAGTAAACCTAGCTTTCACGCAATGGGTGCCGCAATAGATATCAATGCATATGCACCAAATGGTTACGCAAGGTCTAGACCATCTGGGTGGAATCCAGGTGTAACAAGAGGTTCAGATAAGGGTTGTGATTTACCATTAAATGTAGGCGATATAGCCGCAAGACATGGATTAGGTTGGGGTGGTAACTGGAGTTCACCTTGGGATCCAATGCACTTTTCAGCCGCAAGTGTTGAACGAGGAGCATATGTATTAAATCGACAATACAAAGTAGCAGAGAATTCAGACGTTACAGGAACAACATCAGTGAGGTTAGCATAATGGAAGTATTTTTACTAGTTATTAGTATGTGGGGAAACGACGGAAAAAATTGGGTTTTTATCGGCAACCAATACGTTAATAATAACTTAATGACACAAGAACAGTGTGAAGCAATAGCAAGTGATTCAAGTTGGTCAAAGCATAGGGAAAATCAATACTATGACATACAGTTTGATTGCTTTCATAAGGATAAAGAACTTAAATGATATTTGATAAAAGAAAAGGTTCATTATTAAATTATATTCAACTTCCGTTGAATGTAATAACACCTTACGGAACTTATTTAGGTACAGGATACAAAGAAACAGGCGAACCAAATTATATTTTATCTCATGTAAGATTAACAACATTTCCAATAGAACAATTAGTATTTGGTTCTATGAGCAAGGACGCAATCATTGATACTGAAACACCAACGTTAGAAATTTCAGATAGCAATGAAGTTGGTTATGGTTATCAAGTTACAAATACAGAAATAAAATATGGTTATGTTACAGTTGCATCACAAAGAATAGATATATCTAGTGGTAAGATTACAAAAGTAATGGCAAACTTTATATTAGAAAAACAATTAAGAAATATTGGAAATGTTTTAGAAAGATTTGTTAAGAAAGAATTATCTCAACCACAATTTGATGCATTATGTTTTTACTTCTTTAAAGAAGGTGTAGAAAAAATTGAAAATCATCCTATTGTTAGTTTAATTAATAATGAAAAGTGGTATGATATCACAGATGAAATTCAAACTAATATAAAAAAGAATAACGGCCAGTTTGATGAAAAACTAGCCGCTATGAAAATACGTACTGCAAAAATGTGGAGTTACGTACCTGGTTTTAGTTAAAAATCATAGATTGATTTAGTATAACCTTGAGTAGGTTCTACATTTACAATTTCAATTTTAGAATCTGGGTTCATTTGTTGCATAAGTTTTTGAACACGATATGCATCATCAACCGTAGTGTCTTTTGTTACATCAACACCATCAATTTTAACCCTTACGGGATTTCTAAGTTCTTGTTTTGACATACAACCCTTTCTTTGTTAAGACAATGCATTTAGTAAAGTTTCATCACTTGTTTCTAAAGTAACAAAACTTCCAAAATAATTGTCAAAAGTTTTTACGAGATTAGTGTAATCTCCTGATTTCATTTCATCGATAACTTTGTTACCGTCTAGACCGAGGTCACGACACAGACCTTGTGCCGTACCTAATAGATAGAACGCATTACCAGCCGAACCATCTAAATCGATTTTATATTCACGAACATTGTTTTTCTGAACTACTGCCATTATGCAATCTCCTTAAAACCAAAACTAGCAACTTCATACTTTTTAGTACCAACAAGCATTTGGTCACCAACAGATGTAGAACGCAAACCCCATTCCTTACCACTATCATCAACGTGAAGTGGAGCCATTACAGTGACATTAGGATTAAAGTCACCATTAGTTTCTCCGTCTTCAAAAACTTCTTTTTTGATAGACCAAGAACCCATTACATTGTTAGTCCAACGATAAGCATACTCCATTGCTTCCATTTCTTCTGTTCCTTCTGGAACATCAACAAATGCTACAACGTGGGGAGTATCTCCGAATGCTGAATGAATAACTGAAACTTTCATAACGACCTCTCTTTCGATTATAATTGATTTATACTAGACTTGTACGGGTATCGCCTTCAATTTTAAGGACGCATTTTCCTGTACTAAGATTATCGACATTACCAACAAACTTACCAATAAGATGTTCATACTCAGAACCTTTCTGCCAACCACCAACGATATAGCCACGTTTCATGTACCAATCGTTTGACGATTTGCCTTTACGAACAATTTTGTCAACATAAAGAGTTTCCCATCCTTCTGGGTCATACTCTTTTTGAGATTTAAGAAACTCAGATTCAAAATCATCGTCACACTCAAAGAAATCAAAAAAGTTTTCTTCAAATGCATTGCTAGAATCTGTAACTAAAGGAATGACAGTTTTAGCCTCTTCGGCTGTTTCTGCCTCTACGATATAAGTGTTTCCACCTTTGTTTTTCCAGTATGCTGAAACACCATCCCAATCATCATTATGAGCGGCATAGTTTTCACGAATAGCAGTTTCGATAACAAATTTACTCATAGCTTTCTCCTTCATCATGTTTATATAATAGCACGATTCGTGAATCTGTCAAGTTTTTTAGTCTAACCTTGAACCAGCATATGCTTTGAAACCGTAAGATTTCATTACTTTTGCATAAGCCTCTGCGCCTTCTTCTTTGGCGTCAATGTTTTGACCTGCGTACTTACCAGGATTCCACAACTGCCAGGCTTTGCCTGTCCAGTCTTTAGTAAATCCAATAGATTCTAGACCTGCCCTTTCAGCTTTACCTAGTTTAGTGTTACCCTTGTTTTCAGGATAAACAGTAACCCATGCAAAACCACATGCAAATTGGTCTTCACCTTTTAAAACATCATTGAAAAATTTATCAACAGCCGCCGTTGCTTGTGTAGTGGCTTCTGCGTGAACTTGTGCGTATGTAGTCATAACTAACCTCTCTTTCATTATGACTATATAATAGCATGATTCTTGATTCTGTCAAGTTTTTACACCCATTTAAAGTGTATATTTGGCACTTTTCGAGGAGATCCATCCTTCTTTTTATCAATAATATCAATGCTTCCTGACAATAGTTCATATCTACTGTCTTCTACTAGTTCTTTTTTACCGTACCAAGTGCCATAATAGGTTGCATTTTTCTTCATCTTTTTATCTTCATTGAGCATATGACTACGCCAGTCAGATTCAACCATATCTTGCATTGCACAAAATAGTTTTGTAGAATCGTTATATTTCCAACTCAATAAGAGATACAATCCAGGTCGTTTTGAGAAACTACCGCCTTGCCATTTATCAGCACCACATGTTTTTATTTCAACTGGTTCTCCATTGATATAAACATCAGCGACATTTACACCTACTTTGACTTCTGTGTTGATATTCTTTTCTTTGAGAATATTAAGAAAACTTACTTGAGCGATTTCACTCATTAGTTCACTTTGTTGTTTTGTACTGAATTCAATTCCGTCTTTTTCAAATTCTGAACGATACTTGTTAAACAAAGTTCGTATTCGTTCTTCTACCGCAGGCCAGTTTTTGCGGATGATATCTTTTGTAGACATCGATGTGATCCTTCTCATTGTTTACGGGATAGTTACTCTGGTCTTTTGTCGATTATTTTGTCAATAAGACCGTACTTCAATGATTCATCTGGGTTCATGAAATTATCTCGTTCCATATCACCATAGAAATCATTATAAGATTTTCCGGCTGTATTGTGTTGCACATATATTTGAATTAGTCGTGCTTTTGTTTTTAGAATTTCTTGTACTTGAATTTCCATATCTGTAGCTTGACCGCCTGCTCCACCACTAGGTTGATGAATCATATGTCTAGCATTAGGCAACATATATCGTTTACCTTTTGCTCCAGCAGTAGCTAAAAGAGAACCCATAGAACATGCTTGTCCAAGAACCATTGTAGAAACATCTGGTTTGACAAATTGCATAGTATCATAGATAGCCATACCAGCAGTTACATGACCTCCTGGTGAATTGATATAGAAATGGATATCTTTTTCTGGATTTTCTGCTTCTAAGAATAGAAGTTGGGCACAAATCAAGTCAGATTGATAATCATTGACTTCGCCTGTAAGAAATATTACTCGTTCTTTAAGCAAACGAGAAAAAATATCGAAACTACGTTCTCCGTTTGCAGTTTGGTCAATGACCATAGGTACTAGATTAGGCATAATTTTATTTATTCTCCTATAATTTCAACTATTATACATAAAATGAATCAAAATGTCAATACAAAAAGTTCGAAGTTTATATGTTGATAAATACTCTTAATAGTAAAGAGAGTATATAATGGCAAGATTTATAGGTTTTAGTACTAAAAACAAATTAGCAATTAATCACACACTAACTGGAAAAGAGTTAGTGGTTGAGGACTTGTTGAATAACATAATGACTCGAAAAGGCGAAAGAATAATGATGCCTACTTACGGGTCTATTATACATGACCTAGTATTCGAACCATTAACTCCTCAGATAAAAACACTTATCGAAGATGATTTAACAGAGATTATCAACGATGATCCAAGGGTCAGCTTAACAAGTATTAATTTACGTGAAACAGACCACACAGTAACAGCATCAATATCGGTTGATTTATTACCAGAGAAAGAACCGATTACATTAACAATAGACCTACAGAGAGAATAAAATGAGTCAAGACAGAATAGATAACTTATTCGCAAGTGAAAGTTGGACTAGTGTGTATACCGCATTTACCAATGTTAGCTTGAAGGCTTATGATTTTGATACTATACGTGAAAGTTTACTTTCGTATATTAGCAGAACATACCCGGATAAATTTAATGATTTTATAGCAAGTTCTGAATTTATAGCAATTCTAGACCTTGTTGCATACCTAGGTCATTCTCTAGCATTTAGAAATGACATGAATACACGTGAAAACTTTTTGGATACCGCAGAACGCCGTTTGAGTATTTTGCGTATGGCAAAAACGTTAGGTTATATCAAAACAAGACCTATCAATGCACGTGGTATGATGAAGATTACAAGTGTATCAACTACAGAAGATGTTTCAGACAACGAAGGTAATTCTCTCGCTGGTGTCGTATGTAACTGGAATGATTCTAATGATGTTGACTGGTATGAAAAATTTGTAACTGTATTAAATGCATCCTTCAATAAGAATACAAAAATTCAAGATCCAAGTGCAAGTCTTATTGTTGGTACTATAGAAAACTATCTTTATGAAATCAACGAAAACCCAGAATCAAAATCTCTAGCATATGCGTTTACATCAAATGTTGCAGGTGCTAACAGAAGATTTGAAGCAGTACGTACAGTCATTGAAGATGATAAAATTATTGAGGGTGAACCTCTTTCTGGAAAAAATTTCACAATCTTAAACAGAAATGATAACTTAGGACCAGCATCAGACAGAACAGGTTTCTTTGTGACTGCAAAAGCGGGTCAGTTAAAAAGTGAATTGTTTAGATACTTGACTCAAGTATCAAATAGAACAGAAATTGTAAATGATACAGACGTTTCTAATTCAGATATTTGGATACAAAAAGTAGACTCATCAAGTGGAACATATCTGTCAAGTGTAACTAAAGTAGATAATGATACACGTGAAACTGCAATTTATAATTCACTAAGAACAGGTAATGGTGATTTAGTTAGTGTTCATACAAACATTGATAACTCAGTAGAGTTACGTTATCCTGATGGCGTATTCGGAAATGCGGCATTCGGTGACTATCGTGTTTGGTATAGAGTTTGTGCAAACGAAAACTTTACAGTGAATTCAAATGATATTGCAGATGTACAGATTTCTATTCCATACATTGGTGCAGATGACCAAAAATATAGAATTACATTATCACTAGCAAGTACACGTGACTTTGCAGAAAACTTTGCGGCAGAAACATTTTCAAGTGTTAGAAGAATTGCACAGAAGGCATATTATTCACAAGACAGAATGGTCAATGCTCAAGACTATAACATCTATCCTTTATCATTAGGAAACAATGTTGTAAGAAAAGTCAAAGCAGTAAACACTTCATTCGCAGGTAATTCACGTTACTTTGAAATGGACGATGTTACAGGACATCACTCAGATTTAAGTATTACAGGAACAGACGGTTCTGTATTTTTAGAAAACGAGGGCGGAGAGCGTTTTGATTATACAACTGTAGATGGCACAGACCCAAATTCATGGAGCGATGCATTAAGACTTTCTTTAAAGTTTAACAGAGACCACGGAAATTCTACAGACTTTATTAGAAACGAATTAACTAAAGCAATATCTCATCCAGCAATAGTTAATCAATATTTCTATCAATACAGAGACAGTAAAGATATTAAAAACTTTAG